ACCCGCGGTTACTACGCCTGGTGGCGGAACAACTCGACCGTGTTGGTTCAGAACGCCTTCCGTCTCGGCGTCGTCGGCTAACCCACCATGCGGGCGGGGGCCGAACCCCTCCCCGGCCCCCGCCTCAACTAGAAAGGCAAGAGCTGATGGCCGCTGATGACCTTCTGATCGCCACCGAATCGGTACTCACCGAAGTCGACGGCGAGAACATCTATATCACTGCAGGTGACATCGTCGAGGCTGGCGCTGCGATCGTCAAAGGCCGTGAGCACCTGTTCGAGCCGGTGCAGGTCAAGTACAAGGCGGACAAGCCCAAGCCGGCAGCCCACTCAGCTCACAAGGGCTGACCGGTGGCTAGCTTCTCCGTCAACCGGGCCAAGCACGCCACCCTCGGTGTGGCCACTGTGGATACGGTGACGTTCCCGGCGACCCTGCCGTATAACACGGTGCAGGTGATCAACCGTGACGCCACCAGCCCGATCTTCTTCTCAACAGATGGTTCGGTGCCGACGGTGGCTGGGGACGATTTCTTCTGCGTCGCGCCCGGCAAAGAGATCACGGTCGGGTTGGGCGGTGGCGGCGCGGTCAAGCTGATCGCAGCTGCCTCCTCTGCGTACACCGTTCAGGCGAGGTAACCGCGGATGGCGATCGTCACGCTCGCCGACGCCCGCAGACACCTCAACTACGCCGACGACGACATCACCGACGACGCCGAACTGCAGTCCTACGTCGACGGAATCACCTCTGTGGTGGAGGACTACAAAGGCGAAACCATCGAACCAGTTTCGGTTGTCGACGAAATCGAGATTTGGGCTTCCTACTGGTGGCAGTACCCCCGGTTTCGGTTGTGGTCGCCGCCGATCATTTCCCTAACGTCGATCGTCTCGTGGGATGGGGCGACCACCTGGAACGTTGCTGACATGCGGGTAGCGGCGTCCGGGTCGGGGCTGGTGCGGATCATGCGCGGCCCACCGGTATCGGGGTTGGTTGTTGTCACCTATCAGGCCGGGTACACCGTGGTCCCGCCGCGGAACAAGCTGGGTGCGTTGCTGATCGTGCAGCATTTGTGGGAGTCGCAACGCGGTGTCGGGCTCGGTGCCGGCGGGGTCATCGGCCCCGAAGAACTCCACGAACGTGGCCTAGGTGGGGCCGGCGCCTCGTTCTACACCCGCAAAGCTGTTGAAGCATTGGGGCCGGGTCGTCCGGTGATCGCCTGATGGCGTGGGGCACCACCGTCCCCGCCGCGAAAGCCGCCCTTACGTCGATCTTCGACGCGGCGTTGGACATCACTGTGCAGAACAGCCGCGGCATCGGCTCATCCGGTGCCCGCGACGTTCTCATCGTCGGCTACCAATCCGAAGACGTGCCCTCCGTTGAGGGCCGGTTCACTGCCGAGAAGTTCGGTGTTAACCCTCTCCGCGACCAGTACGTGATTCACAACCGGATCATGGTCGTCAAAGGTTCCGCCGACATTCTGAAGGCCGAGACGCGGGCGTTCGCGCTGCTGGCGGGGGCGGGCGCGACGCTCGCCGCCAATCCGACCCTTAGCGGCCAGGTGATGGTTGCGTCGGCTGGCGCCTATTCGCTGATCCCGTCGCAGGACACCCGCGGCGCGTACGTAGTCCTCCAATTCGATGTCGACATTAACGCTTTCACCACCGTCTGAAAGGGCCTTTCCATGGCGCTAATCGCCGCGCAGCCTGTATCCCAAGCCGGGCCCGCAACCACCTATACGGCGGTCAACGCGTCGGACACGTTTGTGCCTGGTGATCAGCTTTTCCTTGACATCAAAACGACCGGTACGACGATCACCGTCACCGTGGTGAGCCCGTCCTCCGCGTCCAGTGCTTGTAATTTCGGTGTCAGCGGTACGGGTCACAACTTGGTGCTGTCGGCGACGGGTACCGCGCAGTACAAGCTTGGGCCGTTGACGGCGGCCCGGTTCGCGGATCCGACTACTGGGTTGGCGACGGTCACCTATTCGCCGACCACCGGTTGCACCGCCGCGCTGGTGCAGTTCTGATGGGCGACTACGCGTGGATTGAGCATCCCACCCTGCCGGGGCAGACGGTGAAGGTTGAACGCCGGTCGCTGCTTCACTACATCCCGAACGGCTGGGTTGAGACTGACCCGGTGCCAGAGCTCACCGCCGCCGATATTGAGGGCACCGAAATTCCGGGCGTTGAAGAGCCGGTTGATTACACCGGCTGGTTGAAGGTGGACCTGGTCGCTGAGGCGGACGCCCGCGGGTTGGACATCACCGGCACGAAGGATGAGCTGATCGCCCGCTTGGATGGCAGCGACGTGACCGCAACCGAACCAGAAGAACCCGAAGCCG